CTGCCAATGTTGCTACAGCAGCCCAGACAGCAGAATCAATGGCAATTGAAAATGCGTCTATTATGAGTCCTTCAACGTATGGGGATCTTCTTGCTGGTCAAATAGGTCTTGCTACCTCTGTAAATCCCAACACAGGTCTTGTAAGTGCTTCTCCCCCCGGTTTTATGGGTATGATGGGGGCGGGAAGTCTTGGAGTGGTAGCGTCGGCTATGGGTTCGTTTATGCAAAAAAAGCAAGAGCAAGCTACAATAAATTCAATTAACATCAACAACACAGAAAACGGAGTTGTTTCTGTAAACGGCATGAACGTTGCTGTTGTTGACGGAAAGTTATATGGAAATTTAACTGATCCCGTAACAGGTCAACAGATGCCGTACCATACGGTAAAAAAAGCAGTTTTACAGTATCTTCAACAAAACCCGTATAACGCTCCAATACAATCTAACATTATGCAAAACATAATGATGTCTGAAGAAGCCCAGATGGCTGTAGAAGATGTTATGGCGTACGCCTACGCAGAACCGGGAAGAGGCACAGGAAGTGTGATTGGAAGTCAAGGCGGAGAGTTTGGTACGGGATCTCACCCCGGAGAAGCCGGGGGTTCGTCAAGTAGTTCGTCTGGTGGCGGTGGTGCAGCAGGAGCCGCAACAGGACCCGGTTCAGGTGCTAGTACAGGTGCGGGTTCTGGTTGGGGTGGCATGGCTTTTGGTGGTCGTGTTGGCATGGCAAACGGTGATTTAGCTCTTAATCCGGGTCAAGCCGGATTTGTCGATGGTCCACCCGAACAGTTTACACCTACTCAAACAGTAGCCGACACTGAAAACGGACAAGTCCAAGAAGGTTCCTTTGTCATCAATGCTCCTGCCGTAGAATTTGCCGGATCAGACGACATTCGCAAGATGGTACTTAACGCATACGCTACTGCACGAGAAAAAGGACTTGACATTGGTTTCGGAGATCCTACAATAGATGAAGAGAATGTGGATGTCGCTCTTTCAAAAGGTGAAGTTGTTGTACCTCCTGCTCTTGTAAAAATTATTGGTCTTGATCGTCTCCGTAAAATCAACAATCGTGGAAAACGAGAAGTTGGTGAACGCCAGCAGCAAGCAGCACAAGGCGGCTTTATTAATGGCTATGCAAACGGAGATTTGGTAGGTGATGTGGGAGAAGAGATTCCCTACGAATCAGACATTCCCCTTCCTGAGTCTACCAAAAAGAAATTCAACAAGTTTTTAAAAAGCAAAAAAGACAGAGCCTCTGTCGAACAGCTTATCGATAGTTTAACCGACAAAGAGCGTCTTGCTGTTATTGCGTTGGTTGAAACAACTGCAGCTACTGATCCCGTAGAATCAATGGTAGCTGTGGGACAAACTGCAATAAACCGAGCATCAACCAATCGCCCCGACTTTAAAAACGTCAACGACCTGTCTGCTGTCATGAAGCAAAGATCTTCTCGCGGTAGCGGAAGCAGAATGTTTCAGTACGATGGTCTTGAACCCACAAACCTTTCAGAGCGTCTTACAGAAGTCGTAGAAGGACGAGTTCCCGGAGCCGTATCAAAGATCTTTTCGGCTGCTGAGATCCTTACCAGTCCTGAATACGAATTTGATCCTATCTTACCTGAAGACGTAATGTTTTATACAACACCCACCGCCCCTCTTGCTCAAGATTTTGAAAAGAATCCCCTGATGCAGTATCATTCAAGCATGGGTGGACATGATTATTATTCTCTGATGGCTGCACCGGAACTCCCGTAAAAAGCCCAGTAGAAGAATTCGTCGGCTACCCGTCCAGCGGCCCCGACACAACCGAAGCGGCTACCCACAGCCATGTGGCCCCGCATGATGAGGTAAATAAAATGGCAACCCAAAAAAAAGTTCGCGGTCATCGCGGAAACAAACCTAACGATTCCTTTGGAACAATTAACAACGCCAATCTCTACAAAGGCAACTATCGAAAAGACGTCTACGAAGACGACGATGACGATACCCCTCAAGATGAAGTAGAAGCATCTGGTGTTGAAACCAACAACGAAGACGACTCCAACGAAAGTTTTGCAACAACGAAAACTGAGGCTTCTCCGGATCACGATTACAAAAAACGGTATGATGATCTGAAACGTCACTATGATGAGAAGTTAAGGGAATTTCAGCAAAAAGAGGCAGAACTAGAACAACGAGCAAAACAAAAACTGCAGGAAAGTAACGTTCGTTTGCCTAAGACTACCGAAGAGTTGGAAGAGTTCAAAAAACAATATCCGGATGTATATGGGGTTGTAGAAACTGTTGCAGCAATGCAAGCCAGTGAAAGAACCACAGAGTTGCAAAAAGAGATTGAACAGCTTCGTGAAAAGGAAAAGAATCTTCAGGTTCAAACCGCTTATCGAGAACTAAAGAACCTACATCCAGATTTCGACGATTTACGAAAGGATGAAAAGTTCTTAATGTGGCTCCAAGAACAACCAACAAACATCTCAGATGGTATTAATAAAAACAATACGGATGTTAAGTGGGCTGCACGAGTAATTGATCTGTACAAAGTAGATGCAGGAATTACCACAAAACGGAAGAAATCCAGTACGTCTGATGCAGCATCTGCAGTATCGGCCCCACGAGCAAGAGACATTGTCTCAGAAAATGATGGGAACAAGCGTATTTGGAAGGCTTCACAAATCGCCAAAATGAAGCCCCATGAGTTCGAAAAGCTAGAAAGCGAACTGGACTCTGCAAGGGCTGAAGGGCGAATCGATTTTAACAACTAACCTAACCTCAAAAATGGAAGGATAATCCAATGGCTTTTGATAGCGCATCAGGTTATAACAACCTGCCTTCCGGTAACTTTACACCGGAAATCTTCAGTCAAAAGGTTCTCAAATTCTTCCGTCGCGCTTCGGTTGCGGAAGACATCACCAATACCGATTACGCTGGCGAAATTGAGAACTATGGCGACACGGTTCGTATTATCAAAGAACCAACAATCACCGTATCCGCATACTCTCGCGGTTCAGTGGTTAACCCACAAGACCTTGCCGACGACCAAATCACAATGATTGTCGACCAAGCAAACGCTTTTGCGTTCAAGATTGACGACATCGAAGAGCGTCAGTCACACGTTAACTTTGAAGCTCTTGCGACTTCTTCAGGTGCATACTCCCTGAAGCGTAAGTACGATGCTAACGTCCTCGACGAAATGGCAACCAACGCTGGCCTGACAGGTGAATCAGGTGCTTCCGTTGCTCAGATTTCTGACATCGGTACACTCGGTTCGGCTCTGGACATCGGCGGTGCATCTACTCCCGGCGACACAGCAGTCAACACCATGCTTGTCATGGCACAGGCTCTTGACGACCAGTCAGTTCCAGAAGAGAACCGTTGGTTCGTTGCTCCTCCAGCTTTCTACAAGCACCTGTTCTCAGCAGGTTCGAAGTTCGCAGAAGTACAGGTTACTGGCGACGCAACTTCACCTCTGCGTAACGGCCTTGTATCGCTGGGCAACATTGCTGGCTTCCAGTGCTACAAGTCAACTGCCCTCGTATCTAACGGCGGCACTGACCAAGTAACATTGTCTGGTCTGGCAACTGACGGCAGTGAGAATGCAATTCTTGCAGGTCACATGTCCTCAACAGCTACTGCTTCGCACATCGCAAAGACAGAAGTTGTTCGTTCCACCGAAACCTTCAGCGATATCGTTCGCGGATTGCATGTATTCGGTCGCAAAGTTCTGCGTCCTGAAGCCATCGTTCGTGGTATCGTTAGCTTAGACTAATAGGGAGACTAGATAATGGCTACTTACACTGTAACTAATGCTGCCGAAGGTATCCCTGCTGGTGCAAAGGCACATCTCGCTCAAGTTGTTCTGGACTTCTCCTCCACAGCCCTCGTTGCTGGTACGGACGTTGTTCAGGCCATCGAAGTTCCAGCTAACACTCTCGTTGTATGTGCAGGTATCGAAGTCCTGACTGCAGGGGGTGCTAGCTCTGTTCTTGACTTGGGTGACACCACCGTTGACCGTTACGTCACCGACGTCGACGGCAACACGGCTGGTAGCGTAGAGATTGGTACTGCTTCTTGGCTGTACACCTCTGCTGACACCATCGACCTGTCTGCTGACACTGCAAACTTTGCTGGCAAGGTTCGCGTGTTCGCTGTACTGGCTCCGATGGGTTCTGCTCCGACAGCAGCAGCCTTCGCCTAAACATCTTAGTTGAGGGGGAGGGGTAACTTTCCCCCTTGACGATTTTTAATTTATGTGATATAAGCAACCAACTTTGCCGGGGGTAAACCCCCTTGATGGCCTAAAGGAGATTATTATGGCTAAAACTTCTGCTGAACAGGCACTAAGTCGAATTTACGCAATTTCTCGTGGATTAGTAGCTCCAGAGTACACTAAAAAAGAAGCTGGTACTGGAAAAAGCACTTCTAATGGTGGTAGAACAGTATCCGATCAGGATATGAAACTTCTCAACAAAGCCAAAGGCGGATCTGTTAGAAAAATGGCTAAAGGCGGCACTGCCAAAAAGAAAAAGTAACGATGCCCCGCAAAAAAGAAAACCCCATCAAACGAACCACAACAGGAAAGGGCGCGAACTATCGCCCTACCAAGTCTGGTGCGGGTATGACAGCAAAAGGCGTCAAGGAATATAGAAAAAAGAATCCCGGTTCGAAGCTAAAGACAGCGGTGACCGGAGAGGTAAAAGCCGGAAGCAAGGACGCCAAGCGACGCAAGTCATTCTGTGCGCGGTCTGCCGGACAAATGAAGAAGTTTCCAGAAGCAGCGAAAGACCCGAACAGCCGTCTTCGCCAAGCAAGAAAGAGATGGAAATGTTAGCAACACTTATCGGTCCCGTAACAAATCTCCTTGACCAGTTCATCGAAGACAAAGACCAAAAGGCAAAGCTGGCTCACGAGATAGCCACGATGTCTGAAAAACACGCCCAACAACAAGCGATGGGGCAACTTGAAATTAACAAGGCCGAAGCCCAGCATCGGTCTATT